GCCGGACAAACCTGGCAGTGGCGGCCCCGGCCCGAACACCGCCAGACCAACGGGCACGTCAACGTCAACTTCTCGCACGCCACCGAAGTGACCGTCGCCGTCCTCACCTGACAGCCCGCCGGGGCGAGCGGCCCCGGCCCGACGGCCCGCCCCGCTTCCCCCGGGGCGGGCCGTTTCACGTCACGGGTGACACGCGGAACGCATCTTCCACAGCATGACTCAGCCGACCACCCCACCCGCTGTCCCGCCGACCCCGGCGCCGCCTGCTCCAGATCCGGCCCCGCCCGCCGTCGCCCCGCCGGTCACGCCGCCCGCGCCCGTGACCCCGCCCGCCGCCGACCCGCCGAAGCCGGCCGAGCCCGCCGCGAAAGCGTTCACGCAGGCCGACGTCGACCGCATCATCAACGAACGGCTCACCCGCCAGGAGAAGTCGCTCGGCGAGAAGTTCGCGCAGATCCTCGGCGGCGCACCGGCCACCGGCGACGGCAAGACCCCGGACCCGCTCGCGCAGGCAACCGCCATGATCGAGCAGGCGCAGGCCCGCGCCAACACCGCCACCGCGCGCTCGTTCGCGCAGGCCGCCCAGATCAAACCCGACCGGCTCGACACCCTCGTCGGCATGGTCGACATGAAGACGGTCCTGTCCGGTGTGGACGTCAACGACCTGGCCGCTGTCGACGCCGCGCTCAAGGCTGCTGTCGCAGCCAAGGCCGCCGAGTTCCCGGAGTGGAAGGCCACCGTCATCCCCGGCGCGTCGACGGCGAACCCGAACGGGGCGCCCGGCATCCCGAACATCGACGAGCGGATCGCCGCCGCCGCCAAGGCCGGTGACCACCGGCTCGCCATCTCGCTCAAGCGCGCGAAGGCCGCGCAGCAGTCCGGGTGACACCCTGCACCGAACGTGAGCACTGCAGGTAATCCGCCCGGACAACTGCGCCAGGGCACACGGAGGGTCTCCCGCTCGAACTCCGCGAGCACCAGCACGAGCGCTAGGAGCAGCCAATGTCCGGGATTGCCGGCATGGGAACCACCTTCAACCTTCCCAACTACCACGGCGAACTGTTCGGGCTGACGCCCGAGGACACGCCGCTGCTGTCCGCGATCGGCGGCCTCACCGGCGGCCTGAACGTCGACGCCAAGGAGTTCGAGTGGGAGACCTACGACCTTCGTGACCCGGACCAGCGGGTCGCACTGGAGGGCGCGGCGGCTCCGACCGCCGGGGCGCGGGTCCGCACCAACATCGGCAACGTCGTCGAGATCCACCACGAGCGGGTCACCACCTCCTACACGAAGCAGGCGGCGGTCAACCAGTTCGCGTCCGGTGCCGCGCCGATCGCCGGCGCTAACCCGGTGACCAACGAGCACGACTGGCAGGTCGAGCAGGCAATCAAGCAGATCGCCCGCGACGTCAACTGGACGTTCTACAACGGCCAGTACGCGAAGCCCGCCGACAACGCCGCGCCCCGCAAGACGCGCGGCATGATGCAGGCGGTCAGTGCTGCCAACACCGTCGACAAGGGTTCGAACGTGGCCACCGGCGCAAGCTCGGCGACCACGTCGATCACCCCGGCCGCGGCGCACTCACTGTCCGTCAACGACATCGTGTTCTTCACGAAGACCGGTGCCGCCACCAACATCAGCACGGGCCGCCCGTACTACGTGAAGACGGTCTCCACCACCGTGAGCTTCACCGTGGCAGAGACCCTCGGCGGGACCGCGCTCACGCTCGGCACCTCGACCGCGGACATCGACTACCACTCGGTGGGCGTCACGGCACCGGTCGTGGCCGACATCAACAGCTTCGCGCAGAAGGTGTTCGACGGCGGCGGCCTGACCGACGGTCTCGGCACGTTCATCGTGAACAGCTCGCAGAAGGTGGCGCTGTCCAAGGCCTACGCCGAGGCGTACGCCAAGGCCAACCCGTTCATCACCGGCGAGAAGATCGGCGGCGTCACGGTGTCCCGCGTGGAGACCGACTTCGGCACCCTGAACATCATGATCGACCGGGCGATGCCGAAGGACGCGATCCTGCTCACCTCCCTGTCGCAGCTCAAGCCCAAGTTCCTGATGATCCCGGGCAAGGGCAGCTTCTTCGAGGAGGAGCTCGCGAAGACCGGCGCGTCGGACGACACGCAGATCTACGGCGAGATCGGGCTCGACTACGGGTCGCCGATCGCGCACGGGGTGCTGCGCGGCCTGCCGTTCGTGGCGTGACTCGTGGCTACCTACGAGCACGCGCGGGAGGGGCGCCGGATCAACGTGTCCGGCGCCGAGATCGAGGCCGTGTACGTGGCGGACCAGAACTGGCGTGAGGTTCGGGAGCTGACGCCGAAGGAGCAGTTGCAGGCCGACGCGCGGGCGCTGGGTCTGGACGACTCGGGCACGGTCGCCGAGATCACCGCTCGGTTCGACGCGAAGGTCGCCGAGCTGATCGTCCAGGCCAAGGAGCTGGAGATCGACGTCGACAACCTGTCGGCGGTCGAGTTGCTGGCCGCGGTCGACGCGAAGCTCGCCGAGCCGCCGGCCGAGTGAGACTGGGAACCCTGACCGCCGCGGTGGTCACTGGTGGTGGTCGCCGGGGAGGGTGGCCGCGGCGGTCGGGGTTCCCACCTACTATGAGTTTCTGGAGGCTGGACATGCCGTGGTACGCGCAACGGGCTGACCTGCCGGACACCCACAAGCAGTGGGCGGATCCGGGGTCGCAGCACGAGGCCGTGCTCGGGCACATCGGCTACGTCGAGGTCCCGGCGCCCGGCGCGGAGCCGGTCGAGGTTGAGCCGGTCGAGGTGCCGCCCGTGACGCTGGACGACGTGCCCGCCGAAGCGGTTGCCCAGCTCGCCGCCAACATGGATGAGTTCGCCGCCGAACTCGCCGCGGCGCGCGACTCCACGCGCGGCAAGGCGTAGTCGTGGAGTCGCTGCCCTGGGTCGCGTGGGTCATCGGTCTCGCCGCGCTGTTGGCTGCGCTCGCCGTCATCTGGAAGGCCGCCCGCACGGTGCTGGCGTGGGCTCGCCGCGTCAACAACTTCTTCGAGGACTGGGCCGGAGAACCCGCGCGCGCAGGCGTGCCAGAGCGGCCCGGCGTGATGAGCCGGTTGGCGTCGATGGATGAGCGGCTGGTGCGCGTCGAGCACGAGCTGCACCCGAACTCGGGGGAGTCGCTGCGGGACGCGGTGGACCAGATCCACGGCGCGACCGTCGAGCCTGGGTGACACCCCGCCCGCACCGTTTGGGGCATGGCATGGTGTCCGTTCGCAATCCACAGGCCGCTCAGCGAGAACCACTTGCAGGGCGGCATCGTCCCGCGCGCGGTCATCCTGCACACCGCCGTGTCGAGCGCGCCGTCGCTGTTCGACTTCTTCCAGAACAACTCTGACCTCGAGTCGCACTTCTACGTGCGCGACGACGGGGTCATCGAGCAGTACATGGACACCGGCATTCGGGCTGACGCCAACAAGAACGCCAACTCGTTCGCGGTGTCGATCGAGACGCAGGACGGCGGCCAGATCGTGCCGTGGACGTCGGCTCAGGTCGACGCGCTCGTGCGCCTCTGCGACTGGCTGTGCACCACGCACGGCATCCCCCGCCGCCAGATCCCCGCGTGGGACAGCTCCGGCATCGGCTGGCACGTCCAGTTCGGTGCGCCCGGCCCGTGGACCCCGGTCAACAAGTCGTGCCCCGGCGGCCCGCGCATCGACCAGACCCGGAACACCATCATCCCGCGCGTGGCCGCGGGTCAGATCCAAGGAGACGACGACTTGCAGGCCGACGAGCGAAACGCGCTGCTATCCATCTACGCCGCCCTGTTCAACAAGTTCGACGGCACCCGGCAGGTGGCCACCAACCCGAACCAGGGCGACCAGTCCGTCATCACCCGTCTCGTCGAACTGCAGGTGAACCTGCGCGCTCTGATCGGACGCCCGACCGCCGACATCGACGAGAAGGCGCTCGCCGCCGCGCTGGCTCCGATGCTGCCGGACGTGCTCGGGCAGCTCTCCGACGAGGACGTGACCCGCATCGCGCGAGCCGCGGCCGACGAGGAAGACCGCCGGGAGCGGGAGAGGCTGGCCGGCTGATGCCATTCCTCTCCGGCCCGCCCCGCGTCGAGCAGGTGGACGCCGCGCGCTGGCGCCTACTCGCGGACGTCGTCTACGTCACCCCCGCCGCGCTGCTGGACGGGTGGGTCGTGCACAAGGCGACGTACAGGGTGCCCACGGGGTACGTGACCGACTTCGCCAGTGTCCCGAGGCTGCTGTGGTTCTTCACGCCACCGTCCGGCGAGTACACCCTCGCGGCGATCGTCCACGACTACCTGATCACCGACGCCCTGCCGGCCGGAGAGCTGACGTCCGCCCAGGTGGACCGCGAGTTCCGGGTGGCGATGCAGTCCCTCGACGTCGGGTTCGTTCGGCGCTGGCTCATGTGGGCCGGCGTGCGATGGGCCGCTGTGGCCTCGGCGCCGCGCCGGCCGGGCTGGCTGCGCACCCTTCCCCAACTGCTGTTCGTGAGCGCCGCCGCGCTGGCCCCGATTGCGGGTGCCGTCGCCGGCCTGCTCTACCTCAACTGAAGGAGGCGCCCCAATGGCAACCCTTGACGACGCGATCGACGCGATCACCGCCGACATCACCACGATCGGCGTGTCGACGTCCAATGTGGTCGGTGGCGAGGTGACGGGCGGCGGCTACACGCCGCTCGCCCCCACCTATGCCGCCTCCACCGCCAGCGCGGCGGACATCACCGCGGCGCTGGAGTTCGACGGTCCGGCCGGCACGGTGGCCACGCACCTGATCTACCGGACGGCGGCTGGTGTGCTGCGCGTGGTGGCGCTGGCCGCGTCGCGCACCTTCAACAGCGACGGTCGGCTCGACGTCACCAGCGCGGAAGTCACCGCGGCGTTCGGGAGCTGAGTCATGCCGCTCGTGGCCGCGTACGGGTTCAGCAGCATCGGCGGGTCGACGGTCGCGGACCTGTCGGGCAACGGCCACGACATCAACCTGACCGGACAGCCCGCGGCCCAAGTGGACAGTGCCGGAGTCCTCGACGGTGGCGCATTGGGCAAGACGGGAGCGGACACCATTCCGCTCCCGTCCAGCCTGCTGGCCGCCACTGAGACTGACGACCGGTCGGTTATGGTCGACGTGCTCGGGCAACGCTCGGTGTGGTGGGTGCGCTCCGAAAGCGGACCATCCCACCTGAACACGGGCGTGTTCGGGCTGCTGTCGCTGAACTCGACACAGATCATGACCCGCGCCCGCGACCAAGCGGGCGGCGCCCCGACACCCTCGTCGGCGAACATCGGCGCCCTCAGCAACACGGTGCCGCACAACGTGTGCATCACCTACAAGCGCTCCACCGGTGTCCTCACCTACTACTACGACGGTGCGGCGGTCGGCACCCAGGCGTTCACGGCCGGCACCGCACTGCATGTCGGCGCCGACGAGCTGAACATCGCCGAGTGGTCGGACACCACCCCCGCGATGGACAACCTGAGGTTCTTCGACCACGAACTCTCGGGCGCCGAGGTCACCGCGCTGGCAGGCACACCAGTTGTTGCGCCAGTGCTGGAGGCTGCTGGGTCGCTGCCGATCCTCCTCGGACTCGACGCCGCAGCAACGGTTCCGCCCGCGACGATCCCGGAAGCGACCGGCACGCTGCCTCTCGCGGTCGGCCTGTCCGGCGCCGCCACCGTTCCACCCGCAACAGTCCCAACCGCGACAGCCGCGCTCCCGGTCGTCGTCGAGCTCGGCGGCACGGCCACTGTTCCGGTGCCGGGTGTGCCGCAGGCGTCGAGCAGCGTGCACATCGCGCTCACGCTCGTTGGCGCCGCCACCGTGCCGACACCGGACGTGCCGGCCGCCACCGCGTCCCTGCCGCTCGTCGTCACGCTGGCCGGCCACGCCGCCGGGCCGCCTGCGTCCGTGCCGCAGGCAACCGCGACCCTGCCCGTCCTCATCGGACTCCATGGCAGCGCGTCCGATGGCGAGCAGCACGACATCACTCTGACCGCGACGCTCGCCACGCAACCACGGGCGACCGTCCACATCGGCGCACAACGCTGGACCGCAACCCTGGGGGCACAACCATGACCACGTGGACCGTCAACCGTCTGTCGAAAGAGTGGGTCGGCCCGATCGTCGTCGCCGTCGACGGCGACACGGTCACCGGCTGGACCTACGCAGTGCTGCCGCTGTACACGGCGCCCGCGACGGTCGACGACCTCGACGCCGCGCCGTCCACTCTCGACGGCGGCCTGGGGATCCTCGTCGGCCCCGGCAGCGACCACGACCTCGAGCCGGGCGAGTACACGATCTGGGTCCGGTACGTCGACAGCCCCGAAGAGCCTGTGCTGGCCGACGTCGGCCGCATCACCATCACCCGAGGAGTGAACCCGTGAAGTACCGCAAGAAGCCCGTCGAGATCCAGGCCGTGCAGTACTTCACGGGGAACTACGCCGAGGTGTTCGCCTTCGTCGGACATGACGCCCCGGTCGGCGTCGACGAGGATGGCGGCACGAAGTGGGTGCAGCTCACCACGGTCCACGGCGACACGGCGTACGCGCGGCCCGGGGACTGGATCATCCCGGAGCCACAGCCCGGCCGGTTCTACCCGTGCAACCCGGACATCTTCGCGGCTTCCTACGATGCGGTGACCTCGTGACGATGATCTGGGCCACCGCAACAGAAGTGCGGGCCGCGTTCGCGCTCGGCGCCGAGGCGGACGGCGCAACCGAGTGGCCCGCGCTGCCCGAAGGCGACGCCGCGGTCGACACGCTGATCGTGTCCGCCTCGCGCGCGCTAGCGGTGAAGGTCATCCGGTGGCCGATCCTCGACGACAACGACCGCCCCGAAGACGAGGAGCAGCGCGGGCACCTCGTGCAGGCGGTCGCCGAAGTGATCCGCGACCGGCGCGTCAAGGCTGTGGCGGTCGCGCAGCTCGGCGGGCAGGGCGCAGCCGCGGTGCTCGCGGGCGGCGGCAGCGTGAAGGCCGGGAACCTCGCGGTGTCCGGCGGATCCAATGGCCGTTGGCTGGCAGACCGATCCTGCGTCCCGGTCGCCGCGGTGTTCGCGTTGCAGTCGGCCGGTCTCATCGGCGGGAGCGTGCCGACGTGGTGATGTTGCTCGGGAACCTGATCCCGACCCCGGACACCGTGCAGCACGAGCACTACCTCGGGGACGGCCCGGACGGTCCACAGTGGGCGGCGCCGGTCGCGCTCGCGTGCCGCATCGAGCACGGGCAGAAGCACGTCCAGCTCGCCGACAGTCGGGTCGTCGTGCTCACCGCGACCGTGTTCCTGCTCGGCGACGTCGACGTGTCCACACAGGACCGGCTGACGTGGGCTGGCAAGACGCACACCGTCGAGCAACTCGACACGATGACGTGGCTCGACGGCCGGCCGATGCATCACGAGGCGGGGGTGGTCTGAGTGGATGACTTCGAGGCTGTGCTGCGCGCGGCCGATGCGGCGATGACCGCGGCTGTCGTGACGGGCGTGACGGAGGCGTGCGAAGACCTGCTGTCGAATTCGCGGGATGAAGTGCCGCTCGACCAGATGGACCTGTCCAACAGCGGCAAGGTCACCGTTGCCGCGAACGGTGACCGCGTCGAGGGCGCGGTCAGCTACGACACCCCGTACGCGGTAATCCAGCACGAGGCGCCCGACTTCGAGCACCAGGACGGCAGGAAGGCCGGCTACCTGCGCGACCCGCAACGCGCGCTGGCGGACAAGCACCTGAAGTACATCGCCAGCAAAGCCGAGGGAGCGCTCGGCGGCGGGTGACACCCTGACCTGATCGTGAGCGCGTGCTCGTCAAGGCGCTCGCGCTACACCTCGCTGGGCTCGGTCACGGTCGCTACGACCAGACCGGGCCCGTCGACGCACCCAAAGCGTTCGTCGTGAGCATGCCCGACCAGCCCGACCTCGCGTGGTGCGTGGTCGGGCAGAAGGGTTTCCCGACGCGAGACCTGTCGGGGTACGAGCTGCCCGAGTTCAAGGTCATCTACCGCACGTCGAAGGTCGCCGGTCACCAGCCGGGCTACGACGGGGCGGAGCGGATCCGCCGCGACCTGCAGCACACGTTCCGCATCGTGTGGGCGGCCGGCACCGAGCACGAACAGTACGTGCTGTGGTGCGAGGCCAACGAACCCGAGCCGGTCCACCTGGGACCGGACGCGGTCGGCCGACCGCAGTGGTCGGTGTCTGTCCAAACCGAACTGACCAAGGAGGCGGCCGAGAATGGCTGACCCGATCAAGAAGAAGCTCTCCCGCCTGTGGCGACTCCAAGTCAACACCGCCACCGAAGAGAGTCCCACGTGGACGATGGTCAAGGGTCTCAGCAGCCTGGGCCTGTCCATCGACGCGACCGAGGTCGACGTCACGGACACCGACTCGGACGGCTGGGAAGACTCCCTGACCACGATGCGCAAGGCCGCCATCGCCGCGTCTGGGTGGGACGGCTACACCGGACCGGACAACGCGCCCGTCGACGACCCCGGCCAGGCATTCCTGAAGGCCAAGGGTTTGCTCACCGGGGGCGAGGCGTACGTGCTGGTGCGGCTGTACCGCACCGATACCGGCGCTGGCTACACCGGCCGGTACACCGCCAACTACACCGGCGCTGGCGGCGACGTGAAGGCCGCAGAGCCGTTCGTCTGCAACTTCACCGGCGCAGGCCCGCTGACCCCCGTCATCGTCGAAGACTGAGAGGCCACCGACCACCATGGCCACCTTCCCCGATCTCTCCTCTGTCGACCACTTCCTCGCCGAGACCAGCGAACCGGGCGGCGAAGCGGCGACCCTCACCCTGCCTATCCGGGGCCGCCAGTACACGTGGCGTGCCGGCGAACTGTCGCTGTGGGCGATGCTCAAGATGCGGCGCCTCGACGAGCAGATCGCCGAGGCTGGCCGCAAAGCCGCTGCCGGCGAGCCGTACGCGTCGGAGATCGCGCTCACCACGGTCGAGCAGCGGCGCCTGGACCGCGACCTCATCGGCGAGGAGAACCTCGCCAGCATGGCCGAGGACGGCGTGATGTGGCCGGAGGCCAACCACGTCGCGGCCACCCTGCTCACGTGGCACCTGCGCGGGCACGACGCCGCGCTCGCCGTGTGGTCCATGAAGGACCGGGAGGTCACACCCGACCCCCCGGCACGCGCCGCGTCGACGAAAACGGCTGGATCATCGACGACGCGGAAGAAGCCGGCACGGACGCGTTCGGCTGGCGGGACATCCTCGCGCACTGGGCACTCGTCGAAGCGGACTTCGACCGCGAGTACAGCTACGACCTGAGCGACCCGGCGTTCTGCCGGTCGAAGTCCGCGCGCTGGTTCATGACGCGTCTGTTCGGGCTGTCCGTCCAGGCGCGACTGTGGTCGGCGCTGCGGCCGAAGCCGGAGACCGACGACTCCACCGACGACATCGACAAGCACCTCGGCGTGAACCGCGAGTGACACCGCGCCGCGATCGTGACCGTTGTGCCGCACCGTGACCTGACCCGTGACCTCGTCTGGGGGTGGGTGTCGTGGCGCTGATGGTCGGCGAGATCCTCGCCATGATCAACGCGGACAAGTCCGGGTTCACCCGTGCGACCGAGCAGGCGGGTAAGGAATACCGCGAGTTCTCGAAGAAGGTCACCAACGACAAGCCGAAGATCGACGCCGACACGGGCCCGTTCGAGAAGTCCCAAGAGCGCACCGAGAAGAAGACCCGCGAGACCGCGAAGTCGATCGACGCGTCGTTCTCGGCCGCGTGGAAGTCCGTCTCGGCGGACCTGCAGCGCATCGAGCGTGAAGCGTGGGAATCCGGCAACGGCATGGACGAGGCGTTCTCGTCGTCCCTCGCCAGCACGCGCGCCGCCATGCAGAAGCTCCGCACCGAAGCAGCGACGACCGGCCGGGGCCTTGAGTCCGACCTCGGCGGCGCGCTCCGCAAGCTCCAGGATGAGGCCCGGGAACTCGGGCAGGCCGGGAAGGAAGCCGGCGAGGAACTCGGCAGCGGCCTCTCGGAGGGCCTGTCGGAGGCGCTCGGCGCGATCGGCGGGGGCGGCCCTCTCGGCGAGCTGCTCGGCAGTCTCACGTCCGGCAAGGGCGCGATGCTCGGGGCAGGGCTGGCGCTTGGCGGCGCGCTGATCGCAGGACTCCAGGCGCGGTGGGCCGAGCTCAAGGTCGGCGCGCTGATCGCCGCACAAACCGGTGCAGCGGCAAGCGAAGCCGGCCGGCTCGGTTCGCTCGCGGGCGACATGTACGCGGCTGGGTTCGGCGAGTCCATCGAGGACGCAGGTGCGGCGATTGCTGCCGTCGTCGGGGTGCTGATCCCGGCGGACGCCGCGAACGACGCTATCGGGCGGATCGCGTCGAAGGTGCAGACGCTCGGCACCGTGCTCGGTGAGGAGTTCGGCGCGATCTCCCGTTCGGCGCGCACGTTGCTGCTGAACGGCATGGCGTCCAGCGTCGGCCAGGCGTTGGACATGATCGCGCAGGCGAACGAGCAGGGCCTCAACATCGCAGGCGACCTGCTCGACACCATCGACGAGTACAGCGGCCAGTTCGCGCGCATCGGGATCGAAGGCCCCGAAGCGTTCGGGCTGCTGTCGCAGGCCATGCAGGGCGGCGCCCGCGACACAGACTTCGCGGCCGACGCGATCAAGGAGTTCATCCTGCGGTCGCAGGATCTGACGGTGTCGTCGCGCGGGTTTCAGACGCTCGGGATGGACGCGGAGACCATGTCCCGCCGGATCGCTGCCGGCGGCGAGACCGCGCGTGCCGCGCTGCGCGAAGTGCTCAACGGCTTGCAGCAGATGCCCGCCGGTCTCGAACGCAACACCGCGGCCGTGGACCTGTTCGGCACCAAGGCCGAGGACTTGGGAGACGCACTCTTCTCAATGGACCTCGACGACGCTGCCGACCAGTTCGGTGACTTCGCGGGCAGCGTTGAGGAGGCCGCCCAGAAGCTCGAGGCCGGCATGTCGGCGGCCGAGAAGTTCGACCGCACCATGTCGAACGTCAAGTCCAACGTCGGGGGCTTCCTCGAAGCAATCACCGGCAGCGATGACCTCGACGCGATGACGCAGCAGGTCAACGAACTACAGCTCGCGACCGACCGGTTCATGTCCACAGGCGACACGTCGTGGCTCGACGACCTCAAGGAGAAGTACCCCGAACTCGCCGAAGGCATCGACAGGTGGATCGCCGCGAACCGCGGCGCGGTCGACGCCCAGAACGCGGTCACCGGCGCATCGGACTCGACCTCTGGGTCGTACGAGAAGCAGGCGCGCACCCTCGAGGATCTCATCGACCTCGAGCAGACGCGGGCTGGCGCGGTTGTCAGCCTGTCCGAGGCGCAGATCGGCTACCAGGAGTCCATCGTTGCAGCGAACGCGGCATTGGAGAAGAACGGCCCCAACCTGGATCTTGCCACGGCGGCGGGCCGCGAGAACCAGGGCTCGCTGAACGACCTCTCGAAGTCCACGTGGGACGTGATCGCGTCGATGGAGGCGCAGAACGCCACCACGCAAGACGTCCAAAACTACATGGTGGGGGCCCGCGGCGAGTTCGTGGCGATGGCCGACGCGCTGGGGCTGGACGCGACGCAGGCCAACGCGCTCGCGGACAAGCTCGGGTTGATCCCCGGCAACTACCAGGCGAGTGTCGAGGTCCTCGCAGCCGAGCAGGCGGCCGCTCGCGTACAGAACGTGCTCGACAAGATCTCCGCCCTGCCCCCTGAGAAGGTTGTCAACCTCCGGATCAACATCACGGGCGGTGGCGCGAACCAGGTGATCGGCGGCCACATGCTCGCGGGCTACGCGGGCGGCGGCAACATGCCG